TTAAAAATTCTATCATAGTCAGATAAATCAATAGTTTGTTTAATATATTCTATTGTATTACGATACAACAGTAATTCGCCATGACTTTTATAACCTCTTCTACTCAATTCAAATATATTCTTATCATTATAGGAATCTATAAAAACATCAACCAATTCAGATATGTGTTTTTTATATTTTTCACAAGGTAAAACTGAAATATCATTTAATATTATTTTACAATTTGGAATTTTATTTCTAATAGTTTCAATAGAATATATTGTCTGTGTATAACGGTCATCTAAAGGAATAGCGCCTACTACTGGAGCTAATGCTGATGTGATAATACATATATGTTTCATAAATCAATTAAAGTTGTTTAAAGTATTAACTATATGTTCTAGATTATCTTCTGTTAACCACCATCCATTCGGAATACAAACTTGTGTTTCATCGAAACTTGTTACTCCAGGAAGTTCACTTTCTTTATACTTGATTGTACAATCATAAAGATCATTTCTGTAGTGAACTGGACTTGAGGATATTTCATTATCTTTAAGATAATCAATAAATTCTTGTTTTCTTCCATTTAACACATGCATACTGAATAACCAAAATGATGTTGTGTCATCATATTCTGGAGTAATGATATCTGCATTTTTAATATTATCAATTAAATATTTTGAGTTTTCTCTTTGCTTTAAAACAGATGCATTTGCTTCATTAATATTACACAAGCCAATTGTTGCATTTATATCATTCATATGATATTTGAATCCTGCTTGTTTGATATTTTGTGCGCATCTAAAAGATTCATTCTTTGTTCTATCTAGTCCGAACCAACGTAATAGTCTTGCTTCTTTTTCTTTTTCTTTATTTGGACAAATCAATATACCACCATCACCACTTGTCAAAAATTTAATTGCTTGTAAACTATAACAAATGTAATCTCCACGAACAATATCTTTTGTTGTAAACGTGTCCCATGTATGGGCAGCATCTTCAATAACAGGAACACCAAAAGTTCTTAGTGTTGAAAAATCACAAATTTTGCCTGCCCAATTAACTGCAACAATTGCTTTAGTTTTTGGTGTAACAAGTTTTCTTGCAGATTCTGGATCCATTAGGCCTGTAATTGGATCAACATCAGCCCAACGAATTACTGCGTTTCTATGAATTATTCCCACTTGTGATGCAAAACATGTTTGTGGAGTAGCAATAACTTCATCTCCAGGACCAACTTCACATAAATGTAATGCTAAATCAATAGCAGTTGTGCATGAATTTAAAGTAACAGGTCGCAATTTTGTTCGTAATTGTTTGTGCAATTCATCTTCAAATTCTTCAACTTTTGTACCTTGTCCTATAAAACCAGATAACAAAACATTACCAACTTGATCTGGCGCAAAAGGTGACATTCTCACTTTAAATAACTGAATCATAATTATACTCCATTTTTATAAGTTTTTCATCATCATATGTGGCTTTAAATCCTAATTTATTATAAACTGAGAGTGCAACTGTATTAGTTTTTAATACTTCTAATTTTATTGGTAGATTGAATTTTTTAGCATTTTTCACTAGATAATCAAATAAAATATAACCGTAACCTTTTCCTCTTTCACTTGAAGTGATACCACCAGTTAAAAGTACGGAATCATTTTCTATTCTTATATATCCATATCCTATGGAAGAAACTGCAACACCAAATAAGACAGAATTGAATAAGTATAATTCGTTTATTTCTTTGTTTAAATTTTTATACCACTGCTGTTGTTGCTCTTTCAAAATTTCACTAGTATTTCTAGTCATGAAATTTTTACATTCATTTCTAATCAATCTGAGTTGCTCAACATCATATTCATTTTGTACTTTTGTTAGTACAAGATTGCACTCACACATCATATAAAATCCTTTTATGCTCTATATGTAAAATATTTAGTTTCGTCTTTTTGCCCATACTTTTCGCTAACATATTTTTTCCATTCGGGTACTCTATCATATTGATGGACAATAATGAAAGGTTTTCCGTCACAAGTTTTAACAATACCATCTTCAAATATCGGTTCTTTTTCTGTTAGAAAAGGTCTAAAACTTTCAATCTTGGATGGATCAACAGTAGTGCCAGCTTGCATTGCCCAACCAGAACTTTGTTTCAAAAACAACGTAATATCTTTATATGGTTGTGTTTGTAGTAATACATTATACACGGCTTGATCACAAATAGCAATAGGTCTATTGATTGCATTAATAAAAATATTAAACATTAAATCTTTAACATATTCAGATTCTCCAGCAATTGTTCCTACATTATAAATTTCATTATTTTTAAATAAATTATGCACATATGGTCCATATGCTTGCATTAAATTTTCATTACCCCAAGGTTCATCTTTGTATAACATACCTTCTGAACCAGCAACAAGATGAGTGAAACAACTTAAATTGTCTTTCAACCATACAAAAGGATCACTTTGAAAATAAACATCTTTCATATCTGTTGTAACAATGTAATTATAGTCTTTCCATTTATCTTTTAAATACTCATAGATATAGAGAAATCTCATAACATGAATAGGAATAACTTGTTTCGTTTCAGATTTCACAATCTCGAAATTCTTGTCGATCAGTTTTCCAATAGTTTCTTGTGATACATTATCACCAACAACTACAACTTTATGTGTATTTTCTGTTGTAACTTCACAAATTGATTCTACCCAAGGTTTTAATTGATTATAATCATAGTTTGTGAATCCACCAATAATTAAATTTTTCGCCATGGAAAAACTCCTTTATATTTTTCATTCATTATTTTATTACCATTTAGAAAAAAATCAGCATTTACCGATCCTGAATTTCCATCTACTCTATAGTTGCTTGTATATAAACCTGTGCAATCAAATTTTGTAAAATGTTGTGAGATAGCAGAGAGAAAAACTCTATCTTGTCTCCATCCACCATGCCATACACTTGCTAATCTTATAGCAACTTCAGTAGAAATGCAATAAGAATTTGTGTCAACATGATTAACTCCATGATAAGTTTTCCATTTACCTAAAGACTCACAATCGTCTTCACAAATGTACTTACCTTCTTTATCATAAATTTTTCTAAGTGAATAACACCAATCTAGATTATTATTCTCAATTGTTTCCACACAAGATTGTACGTGATGTTCATCAAACCAACAATCTTGATCTAAGTATAAAACATACTTAGTATCAACCAAATGTGTAAATGCAGCGTAGATTCTGTGTCCATAAAATCCATTAGCTCCAACATTAATTGGTAAATGGCAAATTTTTAAATTTTTATTTCCACGATAATCACTCAATATATTATGCGTTTTTTCAGAGTATTGTTCTCCGTCTACAACAACATAACATTTGGTGTCATATGATTGATCCAAAACTGATACAATTGCAGTTCGTAGTTCTATGTTACCTGTCGTTGGTATAATCACAGTAGCGCTCATAATTAATCTCCTTATACTCCACCACCTCTAGAATTTAGAGCTTTCAAATATTCTTCATCATCTAAATCATCTGTTGTTTTTGTTAATGTACCTTTTACAGCTTGTATAGCTGTTGCGAATCTATAGTTATAGATTGGTGAACTACCACCACGCTTAATACGAACACGCAATTTTAATTCTAAATCAAATTCTTTTGTTCCTAAAGCGGCAACATCTCTACCCATATGATACAATCCATAACCACCTATTTGAATATAATATGTCTTTTTTGAATTGTAATATTTTGAAACAGAATCTTTTGGAATACTTACAAAAAAATCTTTAAAATTTTTATAATCATAATCAACATCTTCTTTTTTAAATTGAGATGTTGGAATTTGAAATTTTCTTGGAATTCCGTTTGGTCCCCATTTTCGATTTACTAATTCAGGAACTTTTATTGCTGTTAAAAACTCTCGCATTTGTTCAGCAGCTGGAGTTTTAGCACCACCTAAAATCCATTTATTATTTTTCAAATCATAATCTAATGATCCTTGACCAAAATCAACATTTAAGTCGAGTTTAATTTCAATTTTATAGTCTTTGTTTTTATATGTTAGTTGTGCATCTGGCGCATTTGGATCTGATCCAGCAGGTTGAAAATTTGATTTTTCAACTTTAGCTTCTTTCATATTTTTATTCACCAATGCTTCATACAATATTCCTTTGTTAGACATAACAACTCCAAATAAAATTATTTATCTGTAGTTTAAACTTTAAATCCCTCAAATGATTTTTTAGATTTCAAATTCGTATATTGTTCACCTGCATCAGCAATTCCTTCTTGTGCAGATTGTTCAACATCATACAATTTCATTTTTGCACGATCAATACCAAGAGTGAATCGTTTATAGTGTGTTGGATCAGCATATCGATTTTTTAATTGTTTAACCATAATTTGGCCAAGCTGTTCAAGTTCTTCCGAACTAATCAATGCAAACATTAAGTCAGCGGTTGCTGGCAAACCAAAACTCTCACTCGTATCCTCGAGTCCTGGGTCGGAAGAGGTAAAACCGGATCTTGTGGTTTGAGTTGCAGAAACAATTGGGACTCCGTACTCAACGGCAAGTCCTCGCAACTCTTCTGCAATAGACTTAACGTATGTATACGAGTTAATATTGGAGCCAGGCTTAATACGAGAACTGCAACAGATATTAAGATAATCAA